AGAATTAGATGAAGACAAAGACGAGAAACTTATTAAGTATTTGGCAAAGCACGGACACTTGCTCCCATTTCGTCANCCTAGNGTTACTCTACGAATTCATGCTCCNCTTTTCGTTCTTCGCCAACTAGGNAAGCATCAAGTNGGNTTNTCTTGGAGTGAGGTATCCCGTAGATATATTACGGGGGAACCTGAGTTCTATGAGCCAGGAGTTTGGAGGAAAAGACCTGAGGACAATATCAAACAAGGGTCAGGTGGAGCTTTGTCCCTGCAAACACAGGAAGTATGGANAGATAAATCAATCGCAGTAAACTCAAATGCTTTGGAGGCTTATCATAATTTTCTTGATCATGGTGTAGCCCCTGAGATGGCTAGGATGATGCTACCTCAATCCATGTATACCACTACAGTCACTACAGGAACTTTACTTGGCTGGTATAACCTATATAAGTTAAGAATGGAAGAGCATACCCAATTGGAAACTCAAGATTACGCCGAAGCGATTGGTGATATCTTAGAAGAATGTTTTCCTATGAGTTGGGAGGCTTTGAATGAATACTAGAGAAAATAGCAAATGGTTAGGAGAGTATTTAGATTAACAAGAGCATTATACTGCTGGTTTAGAGGCGGCTGTGAAGTTTCGCTTACAGCGGACCAGCGATTATCTATATGCAAAAAATGTACACATTATACATCTGGTAGGTGTTCTATTTGTGGATGCATTTTAAAATATAAAACTAAAATGGAGACTGAGGAGTGTCCAATAAATAAATGGTAAAGACGTTAGTGATCGGAGACTTACATTTTGATAATAAGTTTAGAGGCATGTTGGATGCCCAAAGAGAAGCTGTTATTAAAATTTGTGACCTGCACAAGGAGTGTGACAAGGTAATTTTTTTAGGGGATCTAATGATGCACCGAAATCCTCGTCCTGAGGTACTCCTAGCCTTAAAGAAAATGATTGATACAATCTCCAAAGACAGAGAGGTTTTTATCTTAAGAGGTAATCATGATAGTGTAACTAAGTCTGATGACGGTCTTACTTCTCTAAGTCTTTTCGAAAATACTAAAGTAAAAGTAATTACACACACTCACATTGACCACGAAAACAAGTGGATGTTTATTCCACACTATGAAGATGAACAAAAAATTAAAGACGATCTTGCTTGTGCCCCTAAAGGTTATACTATTTTCGGCCACTTTGGTTATAATGGGGTGCTTAACTCTGCTGGCGATGCTGATTTTAGCTTGTCTATATCCGACTTTAAGAACCCTACAATTCTTGGGCACATTCATACAGAAGGTAGGAACGGGAACGTCACAGTCCTCGGAACCCCTTACTCCACCAACTTCGGAGAAGCAGGAAAAGACTGCTACTACGGGATCTTGGACGAAAGAGGGTTGGGTAAATTACCCTCTAAATACGGACCAAGACACTTAGTAGTAGACTATGACAATGTAGAGGATAACCTAGATTGGATTAACAAAGACTCCAAGCCTACTGATTATACTTTACTTCGGATTAATATTAATACAATTAACGAAGACCAAGATCGCATCGCAGAACTGTGTGATAAGATTAAGGTTGGATCTTTGGAGATTAAATACAAGCCTCTCTTAGACGAGAAGGATGAATTTGAGACTGACGGGAGAGTATTCACCACCGCTCTCAATGATGATTTGATTGAACATTATATCAACTCAAATAAAACAAAGATTAATAAAGATGAACTTTTATCAGGACTAAAACTTATTCATGAAAATCAACAAGATAGAAATCAATAATTTTTACTCCATAAAGGATGTAAAATTTAAGTTTGATAAGTACGAAGGTATTGTATTAATTGAAGGTATCAACAAGGATACAAACGGTAGCAATGGCTCAGGAAAAAGTACGTTAATCGAAGCAGTTGTTTGGGGCTTGTTCGGTAAGACAATCAGAAAGTCTACCGAGGAAGCTCTCATTAATAATACAGAAAAAAAGAACTGTTCCGTTAAGATTACCGTCAACGATGACATTGTAATCGAGCGAGGTAAGAAGCCTGTATACCTAAAGGTCCACAAGGGAGATAAAGAACTCACTAGGGACAATGCTTTGAACACTCAAGCTCTGATTGATGAGCTTCTACAAGTAAACTATAAAGTGTTCCTCGCTTCTACCGTGTTCGGCCAGCAGAATAACATTGAGTTCATTAATGCTACGCCCGAAGACAAGCGGACAATCATAAAGAATTTCCTAAATCTGGATGAACTCTTTTCTCTTCGGGATTCCGTTAAGGCTTTGAAGTCCGAGTATTCCCAAGTGGTGAAGAGGCAGGATGCTGGTATCCAAGAACATGAGAAGAGTCTAACGTCTTTTAACAAGCAGCTTACACATTTAGAGAAGCTACGAAAGGGGGTTGAAGGGAAGCACTCAGAGGAAGTCCTATCGTTAACACTCCAAGAGGTTATTGATATCGAGACAAGTAATAGATCTATTGAGTGGAGTGTTGCTGGTATTGATAAAGACCTAGAGGCTGAGTTAGAGCGTCTAGAGAATCTTACTAACAGGTTAGAGTTCCCTAATCAAACTGAAGTCTGTGATAAATGTGGTCAAGCGTCTACCCAACCTTTTCACCCCAAGAAAATAAACAATGACATTCAAGTGACTCGCAATCATATCTTAGCCGCAGAGGAGTCTAGAGCTTCTTACCTAAGCAAATTGAAAAAGGTTCCAATCAGTTCCTCTGAATACCATCAGGTTATTGAATACAACCAACTCAAGAAAGAGTCCGAGACATTTGAGGACATTAAGAAGGAGACACTTGCTAAGATTCAAGCAGCACATGACATTAAGCAAGAGTACACTAGCAAGTATGAGGTTATGCGTTTTTGGGAGAAGGCATTCTCTGAATCGGGAATTGTAAAGTACATTATTAAAAACGTACTAGACTACTTTAATTCTAAAGTAAATTTTTATCTCTCTCATCTATCGCAAGGTAAGTTTTTCATAGAGTTTGATGAAAGCCTTAAGGAAACCGTCACACATAACAAAAATACAATTCATTACATGTCCCTATCGGGAGGTGAAAAGAAAAAAATTAGCCTGTCTGTTATGCTAGGCTTACAGGAGCTTTTGAGAATCTCACATAATCAGAAGACAAACTTAATGTTTTTCGATGAAGTTGCTGAAAATCTTGATCAAGAAGGTCTTGAAGGACTCTACATACTGTTGTCCGAATTAAAGGAAGATAAGTGTTTATTTGTAATTACACATAATAATTATCTCAAATCTTTAATGGACAATGCGAAGACCGTAACTATGATAAAATCGAACGGAACGACTAAGATCAAGACAAGGTAATAAATATTATGGCAAACACATCCCTAAAGGGCATTGGACAAGAGATTTTTGAAGCTAGATACGCCTATCCAGGCGAGACTAAGTGGGCAGACAGGGCAAAAGTAGTTTCCAAAACTATAGCTTCGGCTGAGAGAGATGATGATAAAGAAAAAATTGAAAAGCTTTTTTACGAGTCTATTGGATCCGGTGATCTTATTCCTGGCGGCAGGATTATATATGGCTCAGGCAGGAATCGTGGTAATCACAATTTGCTTAATTGTTATGTTATTGTACCTGAGGACACTGTTGATTCTATTGGCAAAACCATTCAAGACATGTATCGCATTTCTTGCGCGGGTGGTGGGGTAGGATTTAACGTATCCAAGCTTCGGCCTAAAGGAGATCACATTGGTAGTGTAAAAAACTCTGCCCCTGGATCAGTCTCTGTTCTTAAAATGATTAATGAGGTTGGAGAGCATGTACGAGCAGGTAAAAATCGTAGAACCGCTCTCATGGGTATACTTAATATCACTCACCCAGACCTACTGGAATTCCTTAGTGTCAAGCTAGACCACGGAGAGCTTAATAACTTCAATGTCTCTGTAGCCATCACTAACAGATTCCTTGAGGCAGTCGAGCTTAATGAAGATTGGTTCTTCACATTCAACAACAAAGAGTATCATTCTTACGACCTCGCCCGTGTAAACACTGAAGAAGACCGTCATGAAATTGTNAGTGTCCTCGGTATGGATGAAGAGGACGCTCTTTGTAGAGCAGAGAACTTCCATAAAGAGGCTTGGACTGATTCCTTTGAGATGATTGGGCAAAGAGATATCAAAGCTAAAGAGCTTTGGGATATGATTTGGAAAAACTCCGTCGAGTCTGGAGATCCTGGGATCTACAACATCGACCTAGCTAATAGTTATACTAATGTTTCGTACTTTGAAAGTTTGGATTCAACGAATCCTTGCGGTGAAATCTCCCTACCGTCTTATGGGAATTGTTGTTTGGGGAATATTAATCTTAACAATATGGTACTTGCTGACGGTAGCGATCTCGATTGGAAACGTTTGGCAAAGACTGTCAGGACTGGAATCCGCTTTCTAGATAACGTCCTTACAGTGAATACTTTTCCTACCGAGGAATGCAAACTCGTAGGAGAGAGGTCGCGCAGGATTGGGCTTGGTGTTACTGGACTCCACTATATGCTTATTAAATTAGGTTTGAGTTATGGTAGTGAATCTTGCCTAGAGTTCTTGGAGAGACTCTTCTCTACGATCCGAGATGAATCTTATAAGATGTCTATCTACTTGGCTAGGGATAAAACTCCCTTCCCTGAGTTTGTCTCCGCGAAATACCTTAACGAGGATTTTGCAAAAACTCTTCCCGCCCGTATTAGAATGCTTATCAAGAGATATGGTATTCGGAATGCTGTAATGCTTACCATTCCACCATGCGGTACTATTTCAATGCTTCATGGAGTTAGCTCTGGGGTTGAACCGATCTTCTCTGCTATGTACAACAGGCGTTGGAGATACAATAACATCTGGAAGGAGAAGCTTGTCGTTGATCCACTCTTCCAACAATATTGGGAGGAAGGTAAATCCCTTAAGCCTTTCGTCGGAGCCTATGACATTTCTCCTGACGAACATATTAAAGTACAAGCTACGATCCAAAAGTATATCGACTCTTGTATCTCAAAAACAATTAATCTACCAGCCGAGGCAACCCCCGAGAGTTTTTCTCAAGCAGCTTTGGATTATGCTCCTTACCTTAAAGGGTTGACCGTGTATCGTGCTGGTTCAAAGGGGAATGAGCCCCTCCAAGCAATCCCTTTAACGGAGGAAAACATTGAAAGATATATGCGGAGAGAAGAAGAACTTGAACTCGGAGTCGAGTCAGGAGATGCCTGTTCACTCACAGGTGGAGACTGCTGATAACAGCAATAAGAACTTGAATACAGAAGGAGATTCTAAATTCAGAAAACTTTCTGATTTTGATGATCCTAATTGGGAAGATTAGTTATGGCAATATTTCAATGGATATGTAGAGACTGTAACATTTGGTGGGACAGGGATTGTGCAGTAGGAAAAGCTCCTATGAGAACTAAGTGCCCTAAGTGTAAGCATTTATCAGATAGGTATTACGAGAAGCAGAACTTAGGGGTATCCTTTAAGGACGATGGTACAGGGAACCAAGAGGGGAACAGAGGAGCTATGGACTTCCACAGTGTAAGACGTAGGTATAAGAAATTCCAAGAGAAAGGATACGATAAGAAGAGTGGAGATCGCTGGCTCAACCAGAGTATTGAAACGACCAAGAAGGCTATGGATGATGAGANTTTCCGNTANAAGTCTGCAAATATTAATTGGGATAAGTTCGCTGATTCTAGAGGGTTAAAGAAGGTTAGCCATGATGAGGCTAAACAAAAGGTAGAAAGATCTAGAAAGCTAACCTCCGATGCCTATGATAGGGCGAACAAGATGGGCTACAAGGACATCGGAAGCGAAAAATTAGATATAGCGAAACCAAATAAAAACAAACCAACCTAGCATGGCATACGATTTCAGCGAGAACATCCAACGAGGAGTTCTCTACCTCTTAAAGTCTAACAAGGACTTTTACCTCCAGATTGTTAATCTGGTTCAACCCGAGTACTTTGAGTTCCCTTCTCATTCCAAGATCTTTACGAAGGTCAGGGAGCATTACGAAAAGTATGGGAAGCTTCCTACGGATGATTTTATTATCCAAGATGTGAAGCCTACTCTGGGAGCCCGAGAGAATGCATCCGATTATGAGGATGAGCTTTCTTATATTAACAACGTGGATAGCTCTACCGTGGGCAACTCTGAGTATATGCTTGACCTCGTAGAAGGTTTCGCTAAGAAAGAGGCAATGAAGAGTGCGATTGCTGATAGCATTTTGCTAATCAAAGATGATCGGATTGATGAGGTTGAGGCTATTGTTAAACAAGCCTTGCTTATCAATCGGGATGTGGATACAGGTCAAGACTACTTCGCTGATATTGCGGGTCGTTGGGACCGTATCTTTAATAAGAAGAACGAGAATAAGTACAAGACCGTCCTACCTGAAATCAATAAATCCCTAGAGGGGGGTTTAGGTTCGAAAGAAATGGCTATGGTGGTTGCCCCTCCTGGGGTGGGTAAGTCCCTGTATCTTGTTAATCAGGGGGTTCACTCCATGATTGAAGGTAGGAAAGTCTTGTACGTCTCTTGTGAAATGAGTGAGGATAAGATTGCTCAAAGGTTTGATTCCATTATGACCCTTGTACCTCAGAGTAAGCTTAAAGATCCTGCTAACCAACTTACTGTAAATGAAAGGTTGGAAATCTTTAAGGAGGAGTTTCCTGGGAGTGAACTTATTATCAAGGAATTCCCTACTGGTCAAGCTACAATTAATACCATTCGAAACCTCTTGGTACAACTTAAAAACTATGAGGAGTTTGAGCCTGATCTTTTGATTGTAGATTACCTTGAGTTGCTTCGACCTACTAGGGATATTCAACAAGAGTATCACGCGCAACAGAGGATTGCTGAGGAGCTTCGTGGTGTTGCTATGGAGCATAACCTCCTTGTCTGGACTGCTACGCAAACCAACCGACAAGGGAAGATGGTGAAGTTTATTACAGATTCAGAGCTTGGAGACTCCTACGGTAAGATTCGAACTTGTGATTTCGCTTTCTCTTTGAATCAAACTGAAGAAGAGTATGATGAAGGAAAGATGAGAGGTTTTGTTATGAAGTCTAGAAATGGTAGGAATAGGTTCGCAATCCCTATGGACATTGATTACAGTACATTAAGAATGTCCGAAGGGGATGAGCTATTTACAGGAGACTCAGAATGAGCCCCAAAAAAACTTTCCCTGTACATCCTATGGAGATATTCACGGGAATCAAGACATTTAAAATTGAGCAAAAAGCTTTGACCAAAGATAACCTTTATGGTTGTGTCGAGTTTGAAAAATCGCTTCTAGTTATTGATCCCAACCAATGTATTGAGGATTACCGTGGAACTCTGCTGCATGAGATATGCCATATTGGTTTTGAGATATACGGGCTAGGTAATGACGAGGATATCCCTACAGTGACTAACGAGTTTTTAACAACTATCACTTCAAATATGATCCAACAATTAGCTGGATTGAACGAGGAACTATTTAAGTTTATCTTCCAAGTACCTAAATAAGGTATGAAAGATTTACAACTAAAAGATATTTTAATTAAGCCTAAGAAAACCTTAACACAGGTTTCAATATACAGTGAAGGTAGTTGGGTATTCACAAATCTTATAAACCCTGTGGTAACTACGTTGCAACAGAACTTTTATCTAATTGGCACTCCTTTTGGACTTATTTATAACAATATAAATGACCCTAAAAACGTCTCTAGATTAGGGACTCCTGGGGACTATGTAGCTGAAGATATAAACACTGGCACTCTGGATTTAGTTACCCCACCCCAATTTTCAAGGCTATTTCCTTCTCCTAAACAGAGCATACCTACTCCTACGTCCTCGGAGATGTTAAAAAACCCAAACTATATAACAAAAATCCAGCAAGAATCTGTAGCCAAGGACTCTAATATACAGATAGGCAACAAGTCCTTCAAACTTACATCTAACCAGAAAAAACAAACACCTACTAAACCTAAATCCAACTACTAATTATGAAAGACCTAATTGAATCCCTTGAAGACTTTACTTGGGAAAACTATAAAGATATCAGTGATGCTCTCGTCCAATTTAACGAAGTTGAAGTAGAAACTGAGATGTTTCGACAAGCATCTATCTATTCCTACTACTTTGGTTTGATGAGCTTCGCCAAAAGGAAGGTAGGAGAGGCAAGCGTCCAACTAACTAGGTTTATGTCCAAGCTTCGTAAAGAAGCCAAGCGCGATTCCTCTGTAAAGCTCACCGCAAAAGACTTGGATGATCTAGTATTTGCCGACGAACAGTACACTGTAAGGCAGAACGCTTTGGATGACGCTACTTTCAAATACGAAATGTTGAAAGGCTTAGTCCGAGCCCTTGAGCAGAAAAAAGACATGTTGCAGCAATCGTCTGCAAATAAACGAGAAGAAACTAAACTTTACAAGTAACACAACTATCATACTACACACACTAAGGAGTAAAAACTATGGCTATTGATTTAGAAGCCCTTCGGGCAAAACACGAACAACTTAACAAACCTGCTGGATCTAACAGCAACTCAGACTTCCTCCAGAAGTTCTACCAAATTCCTGAAGGCAGCAACGCTGTCCGCATTCTTCCTTGGAAGGATGACGAGAAGGAGTTTTATGCAGAGACTAAAATCCACCGAGTCCCAGGACCAGATGGAAACGTAAAGAACGTTCACTGTCGTAAAGTTCATGGTGAGAATTGCCCTATGTGCGATCTTTACTATGCTCTTTGGAAGACAGGTCGTTCAGAGGATGAGGATCTTGCTCGTCAGATCAAGCCTCGCGCTCGTTACTACATGAACATTCTCGAACGTGAGGGTGGTAGCATTAAAATTCTTTCTATTGGAGTGATCCTTTTCAAGAAGATTATTGGTGCTATGCTTGATGAAGACTTCGGTGATATTACCGATGTCGAGAAAGGTCACGACTTCAAAATCGTGAAAGAAATGGATGGGCAGTGGCCGAAGTACGACCAATCCGCTCCTCGTCCTAAGTCCTCACCGCTAGGATCTAAGTCCGAAATCGCTGCTTCTATGGACAACTTGCATGAGATTCACGGTCTTGTCAAGTTGGAAGACTATGATGAAGTAAAGCAATCTGCCGCTGCACTTAACAGCACGGCAGTCCAAGGTACAACTACATCATCGTCACCTAAAGAGGATACAGAAATCCCAGACAATGAGTACCTCTCTAAACTAAAAAGTTAAATTATTATGAACTCAATTAAAGAAATTATTGTCACTCTGGCAATCACTACTATTCTAGGCTTTGGTATTGTATCTTGTGCTTCTCTCGGAGAATTCTTCGGGGAAGGCACGGTATTTACTACCGCTGATCAGCTTGAGGAAGGCGAAGAGGCTCCAATTGTCCCTCTGGATCAACTTCCCGACTCTGTGAAAGATAAGCTTCCTGAAGGCACTACCGTTGTCATGGCAAATAAAGATCAGCTTAAAGATGACGCTGCTTACATCCCTGCGGGTGGTGAACTTGATGGCGACTCCATTGGAGGTATGATTGATGCTGGTTTCGGTATCGCATCTGCTTTCATCCCTGGACTAGCTGCTTGGGAAGGTATTGTATCCGTATTCAGTCAACGCAAGCGCAAGCACTATGTAAAGGCTGCAAAAGCTATCATCCCATCGGATAAGAATGTAGACTTCGGTTCTGCTGTTGGAAGTATCGCCTCTGCTCTAGGCATGGCGCACTCCTCTGACGCATCAGCTAAAGCTCACGCTACTGAAGAGAAGAAAGCAAGTACTAATATCTAGCACCGCGCTGCTATCTAGGCGCAGGAACCCGTTACTTTTTCTCACGGAAGTAGCGGGTTCTTTTATACCTTGAACTATAATAAACCATGAGTGATAAACTAAAAATACTTTGTGTCCCCGCTAACGAAGGTGGCTGTGCATACTACAGAATCATTGCTCCTATGAAGAAGCTGGAAGAGCTTTACGGAGATAGAGTCGAGCTTAGATGGAACAAGAACCCTCTCGGCGTTGATGAGAAGACGGGAGCGTGGAAGGAGAACTGGGACTTCGAAGATATGAAGTGGGCAGATATTGTGTTCACCCAGAACCTCTCTAACTTCGGTGGAAACTACACGGCAAGGATCGTTGGGAAGGCTAAAGAATTTGGGAAGTTCGTACACTATGATACCGATGACCTACTGACCAACATCTACGAAGGTCACAGGCTTTACGGTGTTTACAAGGAGAAGGGGTTGGAGGATATCACAAAGTTCATCTACAACAACTCAGACCTTGTAACAGTAACTCAGAAGAAGTTCGCTGAACGAGTTTCTGTATTCTGTAACCCTNAAAACAAGTTGGCTGTAATTAAGAATAGCATTGATTACAATCTACCNTGTTGGAACATGGANAAGCTACCTAAACCTAAAAAGAAGTTTACTAGATTTGGTTGGGTTGGAGGTATTCACCATGAACAAGATCTGAGGTATTTCTCAGGAGTACCTCACTATGTTAACCAGAGAGTAGGAAGAGAAAACATTAGATGGGACTTCTTTGGTCATCCTCCCGCCAACACCCCTCCAGGAGATTGGCAGTACGATGTTTGGAAGAAGTACAAGGACATTATCCTCCGAGGCTTTAAAGGAGGTAAGAACTGGGATATCCATTACGCTCAGACCCCTGACCGCTACGGACAGATGTTTACCGCTATGGATGTTGCTCTAGCCCCTCTTGAGATGAATGATTTTAACGATTCCAAATCTGAGATTAAGGTTGCAGAGTGTGGACGTTATAAGATCCCTCTTGTTGCTACTAACTGCGGGGCTTACGATGAATGGATTGTAGATGGGGAGACTGGATTCTTAATCGACCCAGACAAACCTATTACCGAGTGGGTTCGCGTTCTATCTATCTGTGCTAAGAACCCTGGGTTAGTAAAGCGTATGGGAGAGAACCTCCACAAACTAACAGAAGAGAACTTTGATATGAATAAAGTTGTTGGACAAAGACTTGCTCTTTATGAGGAATGCATGAATGCTAAAAAGCAAGGATAAAAAAGAACTCTTTAAAGATCTGATGAAATCAGAACTGACAACAGAGTTTACGGTCCCCGTAAAAAAGCAAACCGTTAAGATTGTGTCTAGTTGGACTCATCCTGGCGGGGGCACTATTGCTCATATTAATCTAACTAATTTACTAAATGATAATGGGTATGATTGTACTTTTTACGGACCTAACGATTGGCACTTAGATAA